AGCAGCACGCAGAGGCAAATGTACGTAGAATTGTACATCAAAATTCTGTATAACAGCATAAATAGCATTGTTATAGAGTTAAATAAGACCAGTGCATATAGGCACCAGGTACAGCACACTTATTGTGCTTGTGGTATCATTTATCCTCTGGTAGAACAGGTTGAGGACTGTGTTTACAAAACATATATCCTGACCTATAACAACACACCTACCACACAAAAGGTCATATTAAGCTACCCACTGACACTTTCCGACATTGTGAGAGCATCTGAGGAAGCTATATCTGGAAGCCCACCTTGCTTAATACATATCCTGAGATTCATTCTTGAAAATAATATCAAGACAAGATCTTTTGAATATGGAGGGTGTGTATAAAAATAGGGATGCTGCAGTGGAGACAGCCAAGGTTAAGCCTGGAGAGATTGCTTCACATACAATTGACAAGGAGTACATGCTAGAAGGGTTGACACCTGGTGAGGCAATTGACTTGAAAAGCTCTAGTCAATTTGATATGAATGCTTTAATTGACAAATTTAGAAATGTTTGTGCAGACTATCAATACAAGCTTGATAAAGAAAAAGCAAGCTTTGCATTAGACTTTGCAGTCAAAATGCTGTATGAGGTAGGGCCATCTAGCAGGTCAAAAGACAAGGCAGACCATGATAAGGTGTCAAGATTCGTGTTCCCCATCACATATAAAGATGATGATGATAAATATGACTTTTCTGCCAGCTCCTTATTTGTTTGCACTTTTAAGAAGAGTAGTGCAAAAAGTATAGAAAAATTTGACACTCCAGGCAAGATGATTGCCACTATCAAGCAAGCTAATCTGCTTGCTATGCATAAAATGAACCAGCTAACTGATATTGCTTGCAGCCTACCTGACCCAAGATTCCCAATAGTTCCACTAGCTGGTGCAGTGTTCTCAAAAGATGATATAGTTGCTATGTCCAATGATCTCAGAGAGCCCACAGGTACAATTCTAAAAGAAATCAATTCTAGCTCAATATCTGGTGGGCACTTCCTAGAAGAATCCACATTAGAGACAGGTGCAATATGTGCAATTGCAGCAACAAAGAACATCAGACAGGAGTCTGTGAGGCATAGTATCATTGGAAAGATAGTAAAGCAATACCATGCTGCAGGGAAACAGTTCAACCCTCATAGGTTCCAATTGATCTCAAAATATGCACATGGAGGTGTACCGGCTGAGATGAACCCAGCTAGCCTTATACAGACCTATGACAGTGTAAGAATGAGTGCTGTGCAAATAGCTGCTGTGAAAAAAGCTGATGTGATTGGTGCCACAGGGACAAAGCCGGGACATAGCAAAGAAGGGAATAAGTGACTTCATAGGTCCTGTGATACTTTATAATCATATGTGGGAGGGAAGAACATAAGTACTAATCCCAGTCTGGTTATAAAGGTGTAAATATATATTAGTTTAATTGTATTTTTTGTTTTCTTCTTTTTACTTTGTAGAGTTAGTTACTGTAAATTATGGTGTAAATATGTATATATGTATATAATATTTTTAAAATAAGCCTCAGCATGCTGCTGCTGCTGTGAAAAAAGCTGATGT